CGTGATAGACGCGTCGTCAAGCGCGTCGTTATCTGCGCCCTGCGGCGCGGTGGCGCCTGGGTTGTCACCGGTAACGGCGACTTGGTGTTCCTGCGCCTGCAGCGCGGCTGTCACGTCCGACATATCGCTCAGTTGGGTCATCAACTGCTGCACCTGAGTGCGTAGCGCCAAAAGCTCTTCGTTGTCGTCTTCCGGTGTTGACGCGGGCACGAACCCTTGGGCTGGAACACTCGCGGACTGTGGCCCGACAAGCACGCAAGCGATGTTGTGCTGCGCGGCAGCTTGCATAACGGCCTCGATGAACTGCATGACTAATTCTCTCCCTTTTGCGCCGCGAAGGTTTTCCTCAGTGTGGCAATGCGTTTCTCAGCTTGTGCCTTGGACTCGGCGATGTATTGCTTGCGCTGCTCGCGTGCCTGCTTGCTGCGCGCGCGCGTCACTGACAAGCTCGGACTCAATCCGACGCGCACGGCTTTGTCGATCTTAATTTTCGCACCTATCGCCGCGTCGTAGACATCCGCAGTGATTCGGACGTTTGCGGCCAGTGTCTCTCGGTCGAACAGCTTGGCAAGTCGTGAAGGATCGACGACGGTGAAGGATCGACGCTCAGTAAACGCGGCCGATCCTGCTTCGGCGTCCACCTTAGAGAGTCCGATGTCCTCCATGAGAATGTGAATCCGCTTCTTGCGGACGTCGAGCATCTTCTCCAACGCATCGATGCGATCTTTGATTAGACAATGCTCGGTAATGTTCTGGCGTAGCTCCACACTACGGTCGTCGGTAGCTGGTTTCTTGACTGCACCCATAGCAAGCACCTCCTGTGAAGAGGGGAGCTTATACGGCGGCATTAGGACTGTCAAGTTCGCAATGGAAACGTCGCCACGACAGTTAGCTCGCGCTCCACCACGTCAGCGGCTGTCAGTGCCGTGCAGTGTTCGATTAGCAACTGCAACGCGCGTTGGAGCGTGGCAGCATGTGCCGCGTTGCTGCGCAACGTGGCGACGGCTCGCAGCATCGCGCGCGCGGACACGTCTCCAAGCGGCACGCGCGCCTCCAGCCGTTCTGCGAAAGCGGTGTTAAACGCTCCAACGAATTCAACGTGCTCGTAGAACTGGGCGCCGATGGCACTGGCAATCACTATGCACTCATTGCGCATGGCGTCGCCCATACACTGCCAGTAACGCCGCCTCGCAGTAGTCGCCGCACATCGTGCGTGCGTTAGGTTTGCGCTTGTCCTTCCAGTCCTGCCCAGGGAACAGCCTCATCGCAAGTGCGACAGCGCGCGCCTTCGCTTCTTTGGTGCGTTGGGTCTGGGTCTTGCCAGCGGCGGACTCGGCGCGGATGCCCATCTGCCCTTTCCAGGTGCGCGGGTGAACGGTCTCGAATGGAAGCCCAGCGGCAGTGAGACTCATCTCCCACAGCATGTAGCCTCGTCCGATGTTGAAATTCGACACACCGCCTTGCTTGGGGTAAGCCTGCTGCCGCTCAAGCATTACAAACGCGCCGCGAGGGATGCTCCGAACCAATGCCCAGACGTGCGGGAGGTCGTAGTCGAGCTTGCCGCCGTTGCCGGTGGGGAAGGTTGGAATAGGCTCACCCCACAGCACGGCGTGACCGTCTGCGGGGATGCCCACGATGTAGCCCTGCTGTCCTGGGTCAATGCCGACGAATGCCGCGTCGTCGGGACACGCCCACTCAGGATGCGTCACCACTACACGCTCGCGCACGCTGGCGGTCATCACATCGAAACCGTCCAACACCCCAAAGCGATTACTCATTTGATCGGGGTCTTGTTGACTTGTTTCCAGTACAGCTTGTCGCGCGCCGACATTACAAAGTCGGAGAACACCTTGTCGACAGCGTAGCCGCTCTTGTGCGCCTTGTCGGACTTGTCGGCGAGCTTCTTCATCTGCGCATCGCGCTGCTTTAGGTAGCTCGCCAGCGCGGGGCTGGGACTTCCTATCGCTGGCACGTTGAGGGGTATCCCCTCATACAGTTGGTCAGCGCGAAGCGCGAGCGTGTGTGTGCAGACAAATACACTCTCCTGCATGTCCTTTGTGATCTCTGGGATGCGAGAGAGCAACCGGTTCATGCCGCGATTGATGAGCTTTGCCAGACGCGTACTCTCGGGCCTACCCTCCATGGACAAGAGCGTGTGCGTCAAGGCAGTCATGAGTCGATCTAGCAACTTAGCGATGACAGCGCCGTTGAGCGTTGGTCGCGCAGTCTCGCCGTCCAATATCCGCGCGACATCAACGATGCGCATGTTCGCGTAGGGCACTGAGTCGAAGTGAAGGTGATGACTAATCACAGCCTGTTCAATCAGGACGGCGTCTGGTTTCATCGTGGTGGCCTCCGTCGTCTCGGCGGTGCGACATGACGCGTGAGCGGCGTGCCACGGAACGGATCCTTAGCCACACCAGTGCGGCTCGGCACACGCCGACCGAGTCCTGATGTCGTTTTCAGTTCCTTGAGTTGCCCCACCATCGAGGATCTCTTCGTCAACTGCTGACGCCGTCGCACAACCTCGTTGAGATTCTCGACGACTCGCACAAGCACGCGATGCCTGCAATTAGTCAGGCATTGAGTCGATCCGTCGCGCGGGACCGCTGGGATGGTGTCCTTCGGGAACGGGCTTCGCTCCATCATGAACTCGCAGCCCTCGCACACGGCGTCGTCTTCGTGCTTACGTGGTCCGGTCCAATAGAGCAGCACGTTGTCTGGCATGGCTTGGATGCGCGCGCTCTCATACATGAAGCGCAACGCCCTGACATAAGCGTCGATCCGTCTAGCGATGTCAGTGTTGCCCGCGCGGATGTCTTCCATGAACGAATGAAAGTAGCCAATCTCCTCGCGCACTGCCGTGCGAAACCACTTCTCCTCTTCGGAATAGAGCGTAGCGTCCGCCCCTAGTTGCTCCATCCCAGATGCTTGACGAGCGATCTCGCGTATGCGCTCGTACGACTCTCGAAATAGTTTCGCCGAGTTGATGCGCGCGTTTGCCCGTGTACCACCACTGACTCGCCACGTGTCGATGATCTCGGTCAGACCACGGCGGTGCGCCTCATACACAGCGTTCAGCACACGCCCAATGTTCCTGCTGCCCAATGAGATGGCGTCACGAACGCGATACGGTGGGATCGTTCGCAGAACGTAGTCGCGTTCACCGACGTTGGCCTTGAGTTCTGCGGTGCCGATTGCTTTCGACTCGTGCAACGACAGACCAGCGAACGCGTCGTGCGACGACCCAGACGGAATGCCTGGATCGTTCTCAACGAAGAGCAGTCGGGTGTGCGGAATCGAGACGAACATCATGGTCAGCCCAGTAGGAGTGAGCGCTTGCAGAGGGGGCAAGCACCCTTGCGATGATACACCTTGCACGGCGCGCAGTAGACCGCGAACTTAGCATCCTTCGTCTTCGACGTCTGCGGTTCTGTAGTCGCTTCGCTCATTTCTTAAAAATCTTCCCACTCGACACGAGGTTTCGCATCACGGTAGCGCGTGTTGTTCGCGAGCGCTCACGAAGTCGAAAGGCGTCATCGTTGTTGATGGCCTCGATTCGCGTCTTCGGATCAGTCGTGTTCTGCAGCGCAGAACTGACCGCCGCTTTGCGCTTTTCGGCGCTGGAATTGGTCCACTCGTCAATCGAGAGATTGCGCGACGGCTTCAACCGCTCGCGCTCATCGCTACAGCTAGACTCCAACACCAGACCGGAGGTAGCGTTGAGAGAGCGCTCGGACACAGCCGGTGGGATCACACGCTTGAATCCCTCCTCTGCGCGCTCAATCGCCTCACGGAGCGCCCCCCTATCTGGTGCCGAGCCGTTCTTCTTGCCGTTGCCCTCGAAAGCGAAGGCGCTGCTGCTTGCTGCGTGGTCCGCTTCCGCGCCTTCCGCGCCTTTGTAGAGTGCGTTCACGACATCGTCTGGGAAGCCGCCGTAGGTGCGCAGCACGAACGGGACATAGAAATCCTGATTGAACTGGTTGTCGTTCCCAAGACGCAGTGCGCGCTCAAGGCGGTCGAGCTTCATCTGTATGACCTCATGACGCTCCATCTCAAGAATGGGGGACACAGGGGCCATGTGAAGAGAGAAGCGATGCGCCTCTGCGGTCGGGTCAAGTCCTTGGTAAGCCATGTCGATCATGCAAAGGCGCACAAGCTCATAGAGGTAGCTGCGCTGCAGTCTGCTAGCACGCTTGGCGAACGGTTGATGCTGGCGTGATAGAGACTGCTCTGGATTGTAGCGACCCTCACCGCGCATGAAGCCGTGTGGGAAGCCGACACCGTTCGCGAGGTTGTTGTACATCATGTCCAGGTCGCGGAGCAGATCGTTCTGATTCGTCGCCGGGAAGTTATTGAACTCGGTGCCGTTGTTCGGGCCACGCGGGAGCACGACGTCCATCGCATCGTCCAGCGGGACGCCCTGCGACTGAAATGTTCCGCCGTCAGGATTGAGGTGCCACTCGCGATGCATGCGACGCTTGAGATCGTCGATGAAGAAGTTCGCGTCGTCGAACGACATGCCAGCCGTGTCAACCAACGTGAGCACGCGGTCGGGTCTGCGCAACAAACGCTGCACGACAACCTGATCGAGCATCAACTGAAGCATGCGCCACGTGATTCGCGCACCCCACAGAAACGACGACTCGCAGCCGTAGATGTTAGTGAGATCACGCGAGGGCAAACGGAAATGCGCGACCTTGTAGTAGGGGACGGCGTGCGTCTCGTCTTTCGACGGGTTGCCCCTGTCGTCAGCCGGTGCGAAACCGAGCAGACGACCAATGTCGTCCTCCATGCGCGCGACTTGCCACGGGTCGTACGCCTTGAGCGAGATGATCCCTTCGCCCTTCGCCGCTGCCACGTGTTGGAACACGTCGCCGTCACGGGCAAGCGTTCGCATCGTGGGAAACGCCTTCTGATCGGTCTGCGTGCGATCTAGGCAGCGTGTGACGATCCGCTGTACCTCCGTGCTGTTTGCCTCGCACCAAACGATGCGACCCCGCTCAGGATCGGTCTGCGCGCCGTCTTCACCGAACGCGTCGAGCACCGCCGAGATGATGGCGTCATAGTCCATCTCTCGATAGTTCTCATACAGTTCGATGCGGGACTCTTCTTGTGCGTAGAGACCCAGCGCCTTGTAGATCGCCTGCGCCTGACCAGCGCCGCGCAGCGGGTCAACATCTTCCGGTCGGCGCTGATGCTTGCTGACGCGGCGGTCAGGAAGTCGGTCTAGATTCTGAATCTTCCGCAGATTGCTCCACGGGTGCAGGATCATTTCCGAGAGAGATTGTTTACGGCGCTTTGCCACGGCGTGCTACGAGCCGTAGATCGCGGTGATGCTGACGGTCGCGCGTTGTGTGCCGTTGTTGACGATGGAGAGGTCAGACACCGGTAGACCGTTGATCGTCCCTGGCAGCAACAGGATGCCAGCCTTCATGAAGTTGAACGGCCCAACCGGAACGCCGAGAGCGTTCAGTGTGATGTCAACTCCAGAGACGCTGCACGTGACGAGGAAGAGCGTCTGACCATCGGGCGACGCGACAGGTCCGCCAAGATTCGTAGGCAGTGAGATTGCCTTGGTCTCTCCCGCATCAACCTTCGCGGTGGCTTGTTGATGTCCGTTCTGCGCGGTGAGCGAGTACGTGAGTGGAATGGTGGTGAGGGATCCTTGCTCAGTGGAGCCGGACAGTGAGCCGGAAAGGCCCACGCAAATCGGTGTAGTCATCAACTGGCTCCTGGTAAGTACTTGCTCACTTGACCTTGAATCAGAAATCTATTGAAGCGTTCGTCAACCGCCATGCGACTGCTCTTCGTGTGTTCGGGATTCTCGCCTGGGGACACGTCATCAAGCAAGCAACTAAATGCAGCACCAATCAGTGCGTCCGATATATCCTTGGATCCCTGCGAGCCATCTGGATTGCGCTTGCGATGATCTACCTTGTCGTTTTGGACATTGTGCTCTAGTCCGATCATCTCGTTGAACAGGATACACCGACGTAGAGCCTCTTCGGGGGATCCCCAGCGTTCCGGCGTGTAACCCCTGGGATAAGGGATCGCAAGCCGCCCTTCGTTCATCACTTGGCGCACGGTCTTGTGGGGTTTGCTCGTGCGATCCACCGACAACGGCTCGGTCGTGAAACCGATCTCGCGCAGACGCTGCAGCATGTCGAGGGTGTTCCAACCGTCTGCCGTTATCTTTCGGATCCAGAAGCCGGTTCGCCGCAGCCAGTCGAGAAAGAGGCGCACCTTGCGGAAGTCGATGGGCTCGTTGCGCGGGCCAGCGGTCAAGCGCAGGTAGAAGTCGCACTCGACATCTTTCATGACGAGGGACTCGCCGACCTGTGCGTCGTCGTACGGATTGAGCGCCGTGTGCTTGCGCTCTTCTAGGTGATGCCCGCTCGGATGCACCATTGCGATGCCAAACCAGTCGCGACCTTCACCACCCTTCGCGGGGTCGAGGTGGATGTAGCGCGGTGACTCAGGATGCCGAATCGGTGCGCGACGACCCATGAACACGTTGGTCACGCGCTGAAACGCGAACGTGTCCGAAAGTCTAAACGTACCCTGACCCTCGTAGCATCGAACCGTCTGCCGGTCGAGCGGGTTTATCAACTCCTCGTGGAATGCGGCCTCCACGATTTGACGCCGCGAGAAGAACGGCGTGAACGTGCTTGACGGACAGTCAGCCTGAAGACGAAGAGCACCGTAGAGATCATCGACGAAGCGTGAGTAATGGTTCACGGGGACGTAGATGATTCGAGACTCATCGGGAGAGTCCGCCGGGTCGGCAGGCTCGACCATCCACGACTCATCGGGGCGGCGGTTCACTGTGTCGAGCACGCGCGGGTCGCTGGTCTCGCTGCCGCGATACACGCGGAAGCCTGGGACTTTGCCGACCATGGTGTCGACCAAGTACGGTGCTGCGCGCTGAGATTCTACAGTCGTGAGGCGCTTGTATGGGTCTGATGTTCCGCGTTCCCATCGAGGACCACGGTCGACGAGGACACGATCCGAGTCACGCTTGTCGCGCGCGCGTTGCTCTAGAAAGTCGGCTTCGGTGCGTGTTTGAGAAATGAAGACGGCGATGCCTGGGATGTCGCCGTAGTCGGTCAGGAAACGCGACTCCAAACGGGCTGAGCACTCCTCAACCACGTCGTGCGCATCCTCCGACGACGACTGCCCTTGCTCGAAATAGTTCAGTTCGTCCGCCGCGACAGCGAAGAGGGACAGACCCAGTGCGTGAAAGCTCTTTGACGCGGGCTCCACGAGGATGCGTTTCTCGCCGCGATCCCACGTGATCTGCTCTTTCCCAAACGGCACGCGCGGGAACACGTCCTTGTAGTAGGGCATGTTGTCGATGAGTTGGTCCCGCAGAAGATAGAAGCCGGTATTGCGAAGCTGACGCTTCGTGACCATGTAGAGACCAAAGACGATCTGCGTCCTCGGCGCGAGTCCGTAAAAGCGCGCCGGGTCACGCATGCACGTCAAGCGCGTGAGCTTGTAGAGCAGCATGAGCATCGCAGCCGCAGTTTTGCCTCTACCCTGCGCTCCCGTGAGAATGCACTCAGTGATACCGCTGTTGATGCGACACGCACGCTCGATGACCGGGACCCAACCAGGGAAGACCACAAACCCAGTTCCCCCGACGTAGTCAGCGTGGGTCAGAAAGGTGGCGATGTCAGGCGGCACGCGCTCATAGTCGATGGAGTAGAGAGCGCGCACAGCCTCATCGTCAGTGAGCAACTGCCCGGCGCGGTCGAGAAAGAACTGACGACCCGCAGGAGTCAGGCGCTGGAACATTTCCGTGCTGCCAGCCTGTACGTTTTCCATGACGCGTAGTAACTGCTCTTGGCGGCGAGAAACATCGCTCATAACGGGGTGCTCTACGGGGTGGTATAGAACTGCTACGCAGGGGTGTCAACGACGGTAACACGGTGCGGAGGGTTGAGGGAATTCATGAGGACTGTGAGAGGGGGCTGTGGGGGGTACACGTCATCGTGTGCCAGTTGGCACCTTAATTTCAACAATGGTAAGTACATAAGTGTACACCCTGGGTCATGTCCCGGAAGAGCAGGTACCTGCTCACCGCTGTTCGGCGGTTACCTGTTCGTTCAAGGTAGGCTCTCTGAGAGCCTCTGTGAGCGTTTGAGAGCCGCGAACGGCACGCGGACCGCTTGGAGGGATTCCGTGGCCGTGAGCGTGCTTGCGAGGGCCTTCTCGTCTTCGTCGTCCACCGGACGACCAGCCTTCTTCGGTCACGTCTCTTTGAGTCGCGCCTTCGGCTTGACCAGGGACACCTTGACGGCACCGCTGCGCTGGGCTCGTTCTTCGGTCGTCACATCATAGTTGATCGCGCCGATGGAATTGATCTTCGGGTACTTCTTCTTCATCGCGTCGAGCAGATGCCCGACCGCTGGGTGCATCATCCTGCCCCAGTGGATCATTTTCGCCTTTGGGTGGAGTCGGTAGAACTCCTCGATGATCTTGCGGATGTAGCCTTTGCCGCGCGAATCGCTGCGAGACTTCATGTAGTTGAGGTAGTAGATGGCGCGCCCTGTGTCGGTCCAATCGGTCCAATCTAGGAACGCCACGATGCAGTTGTCTTTGACGCCGGGAATGATTTCGTCCAGCACTGGTTTCTTGAGACGCCTGCCCGTTTTCGTTCGGTGACGCCATCGCTCGATCTCCGCGAAGTAGACATCGCCTTTGTTTGGCGGATCCGTGACGCTGGTGTCGCAGAGCACAAGGCGATGCACGAGGCCACCACGGTGGTAGGTCAGCGGCGACTTGCCAGCGTCGCGAAACTCGATTGACTCATCGACCACCGACTCATCTTCAGCTTCGGTCTGAACGGTGAGCACTTTCCCTACCGTCTTGAAGTTGCGCTTACGCATGACTGTCTTGGAGATCAACTCCATCATTCGCGTGTCGCGGTTGTACTCCAACACAAACGGAATGTTGATTTGGCTCGTCAGGTCTTTGATGACCGCTTCCCAGTTCGCGCCGTGTCCGACGATCTTCTTCGCGTAGCGCGTGTAGACCCTCTGGAAGATGTGAGCCAGTTCTTCGGTGGTGATCGGCTCACCGTTGCGGCTGTCATTGACTCGGTCGAAGAAGTGCCGAGTGAACTCAATGTCGAGCCCGGCCTGTTTGAACATCGCGTCTAGGAAACGCTCCAACTGTTGAAGCTCGTTGCGAGACACGTTCTCGTTGACTTTCAGGTTCAGGTTCTCCCGCCCCACAATCCGCGCGCTACTAGCGTGGAACACCGGACCAAAAGGTGGGCCATGACTCGACAACCGTTTCACAGACCCATTCGGCTCGACGCGAAAGACGACCGGCGCACCACCCCACTTGTTGACTGCGCGCCGCGCGTAGGTCATCGCTGACACCACGTTAGATGTGAAGAACACGCGGTGCCTACGCTGAGTACGAATCTCTGTTTGCTTGCCTGTCTCACTAGCGGGCTGCAGCGACGTCATCCCGAGAGCAGTCGACGTCCCGTGGTAGTAGGTTAGTGCCGCTTCGTTCAGGTCGCGGCGCTTGAGCTTCTTCACCCAACGCGGCACACGGTCGACAGGACTGAGTCCGAGAATCTCTTTCGCCTCCGGCGAGGAGTACCAATCGGACTGCCCGCGCTTCTCCCATGATGGGAGATCGCGCCAGGTGTCCCAAGCCGCGCCAAGCTCCGCACGTGTGTCGACACCGAGTTGGCGGAAGCCTGGCGATGCGGTCGCGGCGGCTTCCGTGATCTGGTTTATGTAGCGGGCGCAGGAAGCACCAAGCATGACGCTGCCGTCGTTCAGCTTTACCTCGATGCGCTTCGACTTGAGCGCCTTACCGCACGCGGCGCAGCAGTCTTCTGTGGAGAACGCCGTGGTTGACTTACGCATCTTCACGAAGTGCGGCGCACCGGCCAGTGCGTTGAGCAGTTCATCGTTGAACTCTTCGGTGCTCATGTTGAATGAGCGCACGTTCGTAGACTCGCTACGAGTGTCAACGCCGAGTTGCTTGAAGCCGGGCGATGCGGTCGCTGGGATCTTGACCTCATCCAAAACAGACTCGGCCTTGTTGATGACGGCTTCTAGCAGCTTGCCGTGCTTGTTGATGAACAGGTGCTTGGCGTCTGCCGTCTCCCGCTTAGTAACGACACCACCAGACTCCAGCGCCATAAGCAAGACAGCATGAAACGTGATCCCATTCGCATACCAGATGTCG